CATCTTGGTTGGCTGTGTGCTTTGCAGCACCGTCTCGTCGGACCAGTGCTGGAGGTATCCGGTGGGCAACCGCTCGGCGTCGTTGGCCGCCCGCAGCACTTCCTCGCCGGTCAGGATGCGGATGGCCGACTGGCGGAACTCGGGCGGTTCCAGGTCCATCGCCTTGAGGTGCCTGGCGAGGTGGTCATAGGCACCACGCCGTTCACTCTCGCTCATGTCCACGCCGCCGCGTGCCCCGTTGACCGCGGCGATGGCGGCACTGACACCATGCCGGTTGACCTTCAACGAACCGCCCACCACCTCGTGGTGCGGCAGCGAGTAGTTGGCCAGCGTGGTCCCGTCGTCGTGGACGAACGTGAAACCCTGCTGATATTTCGACCGCTGTCCACCGTTGTCCAGGTCGAGATCGCCGCCACCCGACGCCCAGCCCTCCAGGCTCTTGCGTGCGGCGTCGCCATCCCAGTCAGACCCCTCGGGCATCGCGGGGGTCGCCTTGTAGGGCACGACTCCCTGCACGACGGCGAAGGACTGTTCTTCTTCCAGGTCCTCGCCGTATCTTGCCGCCCACTGTTCCTCGCAGTGGGCCAACCGCTTCTCGTCGTCGGGTATCTCGGCGACGACCTCGGGAGACACCAGGCAGTCGGCGATCCACTTGTCGCGCGGCTCATCCTCGCCCTTGGCCGGGGGTGCCGGGTCGGGATGCTCGGCATATTCCTCGGGCGTCGCTTCCCCCTCGCCCTCGGCGTCGGGTGCTTCGGCCTTCGACCAGACCAACTCGCACGCTTCCTCGCGCTCGCCGTCCGATTCGTATTCCTCGTTCATGGCGGCATCAGCCATGCAGCGGTTCAGGAAATCGCCGTGTCGTTCGTCATCTTTAGGCTGAACTGCCATCGTCTTCGACCTCCGTCGTCGTTTGCGTTTTTTGGTGTCGTCGGGTCCATAGCCCTGCGCCTCCCACTGGGAATGACAGAACGCTGCCCGCTGGTCGGAATCGGGGAATGTGTCGCTGGCCTCCGCGTCTCCCATGCAGCGGGAGATGAACTCGTCCCTGGTTTCTCCTGGTGTGGGGTCCGGCATCAGATGTCGACAACCCCCGACGCATCGCAGCGGCAGTTGATGATGTTGCCCGCGCTGCCTGCCCTGTCGCCGGGATACATCAACAGTTCGCCGGACACCATGAAGGGGTCTTTGTTGGGGACCGTCTGCCGGTTGGGTCCGGCGGGCGGGTTGGCGTGGTCGAATCCTCGTGGCGGGTTCCCACGCCGGGTGAAACTGTCGATGGTGGAAATCCAGATTTTCATCGGTGTCTGGTTGACGTTCCTGACGGTCTGGGATGAGTGGTTCATCGCCGACGTGCCCTCGGTGCGGGCTATCGTCATCGCCTGGTCCTTGTAAGCCCCGCGGCGGATGATGCTCTTGATCTCAGCTTCGAGTTCGCGGCCTCCCCAGCCCTCGATGAGTCCGTCAGCGATGATCTTCTCGATCTTCTTTCGCTGGGTCTCGGTGATTATCGTCCACTGTTGGATCTCTCGCCCCCTGAGATAAATGATGATGTCCTCCTGCACCTCGACGGGCATTTCCATGAAGATGCTGGGCGCGCCCCCATAGTCCTCGAAGAATTCCAACGCGATCTCCGCTGACAGCGGGTCGGCAAGCGGTGCATCCTCCTCGGCCTGTCGCACCCAGCTCGCTGCCACGAGTTCATCGGGTTCGGGCATCTCGATTCCCAGTTGTTCCATCTCGAACCTGGCACCGGCAAGCATCGCCGACACCCAGCTCGGGCCGACCGCTTGACGCCACATCTGGGCGTCGTTCTCGACAAAGAGGTTTTCCAGCAGCAGGTCGCCCGACATCGACCCGCCCATCCTCTCGACCACCGCATCGGACAGTTCGTGGAAATAGCCGGTCACCGCTGCGGCGATCTGGTCTTCGTGATGCTGCCTGAGTTTCCGCCAGGCCGTGCCGACCCTGTCCACCCGCGCCGCCTGCCAGACGGAGGCAGGTGTCAGGATTCCTCGTCGTCCTTTTTGGCGAGCAGGGCGTGCCAGTCCTTCCGCGAGCAGTTCCCTTCTCTCGGATCGCAGCACTTTTTCTTGGACTGCGTGACCGTTTCCGGTGCCCCCTGTGATTCGGTTTCGATGGCCATCGAGTTGCTGACCGCGCTCTTGATCTTCGCCATTGGTATTACCCTTTCCATTCCGGCTCGGTTCGTGACCGACCTTTTCTGCGTCCGTGGAACCCATCGGTATCGAGACCGTGGTGACATACAGCTCGTTGGCACCGGGGTCATCGACCGGCTCGCGGCCCCGGGAGATACGCCGTTCGTTGGGCGTGATGGCTCCCATCGTCCAGTCCAGCTTGACCTCCTCGCGTTCGGCCTCGGCGTCCGCGGGGCGTGCATCGTCGAACCAGATCCGCAGGTCGCTGCTGAATCGCGGGGCCAGCTTCTCGGTCATGATCCCGGCCAGCAACGACAGCAGCGGGTTGATCGTGTTCTCGCAGAAGATCAGGTTGGCCCCATAGATCGTCGCCCGGTTGATGTCCGCCGTGATCCCGGCGATCACCTTGGGCACCCCGTGCAACGCCAGCACCTGGTCCCGCACCTGGTCAATCGTTTCTGGGAAAGCCATCTCGGCTGGCTTCATCGAGAACGGGCTGACCTTCATCCCCGGCGGGGCGATGATCGGCTCACCCGCCCGGCTCGTCCCGCCATAGCGAGCGACGAACCTGTCCTTGACCGCCTTCAGAACATCGGGGTCGGGCTTGGCATACTGCTCGCGGTCCAGTTCGATGGAGACGCTGGGCAGTGGACCGTTGCGAAACGTGTTCCACCTCGCCTGCTCGACGCTCTCGGAGTTGTCGATCCACTGGCTCCCGGCGGCGGTGGGGCTGTGGCACTTGGCCTTGGAGATCGGGCTTTTGTGTTTGCCGGTGATGATCTGGTCGGCGGGGATGGGCTTGGCTCGCTGCCGGTCGCCATCGGGCGTGACGGTGTAGGACTCGATGCTGCCGAGCTTGTCATAGTTGGGCTTCACCCACTGGGTGGGGATGACCCACATCTGGGAGGGCATTCCCGCGTTGTTGGAAATCAGCCACCAGTAGAACTCTCCGGTGAGCTGCCAGAACATGATCGTTTCATAAATGAACGTCCCCCACCAATCCTCGGTATTGACCTCGTGGAGGAGTCTCAGCAGCGGGTGGCTGGAGTCGACGGGTGCGAGTTCCTCGTGGAACTGGACGATGCTCCCGTGCTGACGCCGGATGTGCTGCATCTGGCTGACGCCGAGTGTCTGCGATGCCTCGCCCTCGTCCACCGCCCGTGACACTTTCGGGAACTGCTCGGAAATCTTGTAGCCGATCCTGGAGATGGCGACATAGTTCCAGAGCGTGAAGTGCCTGACCAGTTCCTCGTCGGAACCGGAGTCGGGACCATAACCCAGGTAACTCCCATACTGCCCCTCGGGTCCGAGCTGGGTGTAGATCGTCTCGGACGCCGCCTGGATCTCGGCGCGGAGACGGTCGTTATCGTCACGCAGCCTGCGTCGGCTTTTGAAAAAGTCGATCACTACTTGAGCCTCCAGCCCAGCTCGTCGCAGAGCATCCCTGCTGCGCGGTACACACCTGCCAGCACTCGATCATTGTATCGCCGGTCAAGGATCAGGCCAACACGATTCAGGCGACCGTCGGGTTCGACGAACTCGTCAGCGACCAGCAGCTTCAGCACACCGGCCAGCGGGCCGCACTCGATCCGGTGTCGGTGCATCCGGCAGGTCGGGTTCTCGCACCACTGCTCGGTCGGTGCGATCTGGCGTCGGGGCTGCTTGCAGGCCCGGCAGGGTCGCTGGCCCATCCGGTGCGGTTGCACCACCCCGGCCCGGTAGACCGCGTCCTCGCCGTCGTCGAACATCGCCTGGGTGAGCCGCACCCGCATGAGGTGGTGGGAGTGAATCCGGCTGATCGGTTCGGCGAACCGCAACAGCACCACCGACCCCCGCAACTCATCGGGCAGGTGGGCAGCGTCCCGGCGTACTCGGTCATCAACGGAAGCGGGCGGCATGGGCGCATCCTATCCCCTGCGGCGGGGGACGGTCAACATTTCCTGTCAGGGGGCAAACAGGACACACCACCAGGACACGCCATCCTCGAAGGCGACGCCGATGCCAATCGCGGTATGGTTGCTGTTGACGATGTTGTCCCGGTGCCCCGGCGAGTTCATCCAGCCCTTCAGCGCATCCTCGGGCGAATCAAAACCGAACCCGACATTTTCGGCCGGTCCCTTCGAGTGGACCAGGCTGCCGGTCGTCGCCATGCTGTCGGCGCGGTCGGCGGCGAGCAGGCAGAGGCCCACGTTCATCCTGAGCATCTTGCATTTCCAACGCTTGCGGATGGCGTTGGTGATAGTGAGCATGGTGACGACATCCTCGTCGTGGCTCATGTGAGTGCCTTGAGGAACTGCGGGGCGATGAGTCTTGGTGCGTGTTGTGCCATCGTCTTCGCGGCTCCCCGATTCAAAGCGAGCCACGCCGCTGCGTCCAGTTTCTGCGCAATGATCTCGGCGAGTTCTCCCGACCCGTCCGCGGCGAGGCAGTTGACTCCAGGTTTCATTTCCTCGCCGTCCCTGATCCATTCCCTGTTGACCACGAGGACGGCTCCCGCTTCCCACGCCTCGAAGAACGTGTACTGCGTCCCACCGCCGTCCCCGGAGATCGCTGACATATCCACGACATAGTCTGCCGTCTCGGCGATCCGCACGGGTGCGGTCGCAGTCCTGGGGAATGTCCCTTTCCAGTATCCTCGCCACGAAGGGCAGACCTGGTCGAGATGGTGGTGCCCACAGATTCCGTTGAGTGCCCCGAACATCGCACACGACATCCGCAGCCGCACCGGCAACGCATCGAACGCTCCGGTCACGATCTCCTGGTTCTTGTCGAAGTCGATCCGGCCGATGGTGACGGCCCGCCGCGGTCGCCTCCCCTGGTGCCGGGCCACCTCGCCGTAGTAAGGGTGTGGCACGAGTGTCACATTTGATACTCCCCGCTGCGTCACGTTGTCGACGTTGGCTTTCCGAATAACGACGACCCGGGCCTGGTGCCTCTCGATGCACTCCATCATCGGACCCGACATTTCCGTTGGATCGTGCAGCACCATCCCCGCACCCTCGGACAGCAACGCTTCGAGTTCCTCGGCGTGAGACTTCCAGTAGCCGCAGACGATCACCCCGGCTCCCGCCGTCCGCAACGCACCCACCATCTGCTCCAGGGGAACCGTCGCCGAGGGCACTCCGTGAGACCACTTCCTGAAAGCCCCGCCCTTCCCCCTGCGGTACACCCGCGCGTCCACTCCCACAGCCTTCAGTGACCTCGCAAGGTGCGCCGTGTAGGAGACGAACCCGCCGTGGGACACGTCCGTCAAAAAGAAAAGCGGTAGTTGCTTCATGCCCGCCGATGACAACAACTGTTGTCAAAACTAGAACGCTCCAGCGTCGAGCCATTCGCCCAGGTCCGCGCCCTGCCATTGGAGTGCCCGCCAGAAGTAGCAAACGGCATCGGCCCTGTCCGGCGACCTGCCCAGCTTCTGATGCAAACTCTGAACATCCTTGAAACCCTGCACCTTGACCTTGGGGGTCACCCGAAACTTCAATCCGTCCCTCGCCACATAAAGCCGCTCGACCGCCGCCAGCTCGTCTCGCAACATCTGGTCCTCGGGAAGCATGAAAGGCAAACTCGCAAACTGACCCTGGGGATCCAACCGAGCCGCCAACTCACCATACATCTCCGAACGCATGTTCGCATAAACACGAGGATCAACATTGCTGCTGTCGTTCCCCCGAATCTCGATGACCCGAACACCCTGACGCCGTAACGGATCGCCCACAGCATTCCCGAACCCGCCACCATAATCCACCCCAACCGGTATCTCCTCGCGAGTCAAATCAATCGAATACTGATCCGACATCGTACCCAACACCCAATCCGTCAACTGCGTCGCATCCCGAATCCGAATCGAATGCAACGACCGAACACCCTTCGACCCACCAACACACAATACACTCTCATCACCAGCGGTGGACAACGCAACGTCTAACCCTATCGCCTCGATTGGCAGAAGACGGTCAAGACGCTCGAAAAATTGACGGTCGGATTTCCGTCTCCGTAATGCACGCCAACGCTTCCACCGCTGCATCGGCGCATGCAACCAACTCGATGGAATCATCTGACGCTCAGGATCCTCCTCAGGAAACCTACCATGTGCAAATATCTGACTCCACCATCCCTCCTTCTCCAGGTGACCCTTGAACTCGTCATAACATATCTGACCAGGAATGATCGGTTTGACTTTCTGGTAGTCCTCCGCGTCTATCGGCTCACCATGCGCATACTCCACACCATCAATCTCAACACCACCTATCGGAGCTATCGGCCTACGTAAACATCCCTCACGAACATTCCGACAATCCATTCCACCAACCGTTATACAGCGTCTCCTTCCATACGAACCTAAAATTGTTGTCGTCTCGTCAGGGTTGCTCGCAGGGAACGCCTCCCTAAACCGTCCACCCGTTGTCCTCGGATTAGCCAATGCGATAAACTTTGAAGCCTGGGTGTCCGCCAAATCGTATCTGGCGTCAGGTATGGCGGTCGCCTCATCGAACAGAAAGAGTACGTTTTCGCCATGGACCCCACTGAATCCCTCTTCGGTTGCCGGGTTGGCCACAGAGATACGTCGACGGTATCCCGAGCCGATTTCCGCGCTTAGAATGACACCGTCGGGCGCAACTGCCATCCGCCGAAACCAGGTCACCACCTCGGCGAACATAACCGAAACGGCTTTGTCGAAACTGTCGCGCGTGATGATGACCCGCGCGTCCTGGTGGCAATCATAGTAGAGACACACGGCCAGCGCGGCCGCGGCCCCTTTGCCACAACCCGCATTGCCTTTAACGAATACCTCGCGGATAGCAGGATCAAACACACTGGCAACAATGTCGCGCTGCCAATCGTCCAACGTCACCAGAGGCCAGTGTAGGGCCACTAGTGGCAACGGATTCCCGTCCCGACACAATGACCGCAGTCGGTCAGCTTCCGTGCTGCTATCGTCTGCGGCGGTCTGTAGTCCGGTGACAATCTGATTAGCCAACGCGTCCCCGAGTGTCATTTCTTCGCCTCTTGGTGTGTCGATCCGCGCGCCCATGATCGGCCAGTCCCCATGGTCGGTCCGGTCACCGGATACGGTACCCGATACCCGTCCCGCGTCAAACGGGATTCCGACTGGTCAATCGTCAATGACAACACTTGTTGCCATTCCGCGCACAAAGAAACCCGGTGACAGGTTTTCCCTATCTACCGGGTTTCTCACCAGGTCACGCTATCGGGTCTGCGGCGGTTAGTTGTCCAACGCGGCGCGCAGCCTGTCGGTATCGCGTCTGGTTTCCGCCAACAATTCGGCAAGCGGTCGCCCCCGGTTGGCACAATCGACAGTCTCACAAACCGCATCCATCGGGTGCCCACACTCGCCACAGGATCGGCACCCTGTCATTCCGATCCCATCGGTGAACGACACTACGTCATCGGCCGGAATCAATTCACGCAAGACGACCACTGCCGCATGGCGCACCCGGACCGCGTCGCGACTGTCAATCGGTGTGTCCGATTGTCGCGCCTCCGACACTTCCCAAGTGGCGCGAACCAATACCCTTTTCAGCCATTCAACCTGGCTGCAAACACCAGTCGGGTAGTATTCGCGATCGGTGGACATAAACCGGACATTGTCAACCAGGGACCAATCCGCCCGACGCAGGTCAGGATTCGCGATGATCCGGCAGAATCCATTTAACATATCCCTCATTTGTCTCCCCCCAATTTAGTTGTCAAACATGGGCGCGATGGCCCATCCCAAGAATCCCAGAATCATCATCGTCGATATCACCGGATCCATGCTCTACCCTCCGATCCTGTTCAACCAATCACCGGACTCAATGATCGGTTCATTCCAACGCGGATTGATAATCTCAAACACCCACGCGGTTAGCCAAACCAGGTCTGATTCCAGAAGACCAGACACCCCGGTATTCCCACTGTAAACGGACCGCAAAGCGCGACGGTACAGACCACCGTTGTTCTCTAACGCGTCAAGGTCGCGGCCGGTCTGTTCGTCGACCCGGTAGACTTCGCCAACAATTCCGCACCCTGGCGCGCCGTCTTCCCCGTGGCAATGCTCCGCGGCCGGAAACGCGCCAAGGTCTCGCAACCGGTAGCGGTCGACGGTGGTCGCATCGCCGACAAACTCCGCGTTGGGGAGATAGATATCGTGGAATCTCTCACCTCGCCGGAGGGTGCCATAGCCAAATCCCAGGTCGCCTGTTGC